TCCCCGCGGAAGTCTGGCGATCGATCGGTCTTTACCCTGGGGCTGAATAGGTTTGTTGAATCGTAGTATTTAGTTTCCATTGATCTCATCCTTGCGTGCTTTGAACTTGGCTAACAGGTCCACGTACATCGATTCATCATGGGCCTTGATCTTTGCTACTGATTCTTTGTTGTCCTTCCAAAAGGTATTCAGCTCGGCCTCGGTTTCTGCCGTGGGAAGGAAGGTGGTGAATATGCTCATGGCGAAGTCAGCTACGCCTGCATTCGTTTGAACCGGCTTTGGTTCAGGCTTGGCTTCTACCTTGGGCTCAGGCTTTGGCTCTACTTTTGGCACAGGCTTGGGTGCAGGCTTGGATGCTGCGTTACCGTCGTCATCTTCTGGTGCAATACCGCAAGCTGCCATGAGTGAGTACCGACGCACATACGAAAGCGAACTCGCATACCCCTGAGCATCATGCTTGCTGGCTGGAAAGAATAGCTTGCCAGCTGACAACATCTCGCCGCTCTCGTGGAGAAACACTGTCTCTGCCATGGCGCCATCAGGTGTCTCATGCGTCATTTGCATGAGGTAGATCCCATTGTTGTTGAGCGCATCGATGACCGCCTCGACGCACGCGGCAAGGTCTGCGTACTTTGACCTGAAATGAGGATTGGTGCTGGTCTTAAGCGCAGGGCCAAACTCTTTCTGCGCTTTAACCAATGCTGTTGCTATCTGCTTCACTTGCTTCTCCTAGTTGTCTACCGAAATCACAGTACTGCCTTACATCACAAAAACTTGTACATCTTGTATTAGCCCCTGGGCGGTGAACGACTTCCTGCCCTGGCTTTACTGCATCATTTGCTTCTTGCTCTAGTAGGAATACCTTCAGTGCTCGCTTGGCTCCCGGCTTCATGATGGCCCATGTCTCAGGCTTGGCCCATCGTTCGTCTGGTGTACACAGTGGCGGATCATCCATGACCGTGGCGGCATGAAGTGCGATACGGCTTTTGATAAAAGCCTCTTGTTCTTCAAAGGTCCACAGTGGCACATCAATCTGTACGATCGGTGCTTCTGGGTAATCGGCTTGGCGGCCTACGTTCCTGCGAGCCCAGTCTCTTACGATCGCATTGATCTTCAAGCCTATGACGTTATGGCCATGGGCGCGGGCAAGATAGGCGTAGCAGTTCAGTTGGTATTCCCATTCGATCTTACCTTGCATGACCGCAAAACTGCTCGTAACTTTCCAGTCCTCAATGATCCGTCCATGGGGCGTGACAACCTGGCGATCAATCGCACCGGAGATCTTCCAGCCATTGATCTCTTTGAAGTACCGCTGCTCAGTGATCACGTCTTCTTCTGAGAACTTATCGAGGATGTGATGGACGGCTGTACCGAATAGACTGAAGACGGTATCGGATACGTCTTGCTCCATGTCATCGAAGTGCTTGTGCTTGAGCGCCACGACCCGCGGGCTGTCAATAAGCTCTGTGACAGATAGCTTGGCATCGCCCTTGGAGTAGTTCTTGTTGCGTGCAAAGCGCAGCAGGACATCGGGTAAGTTGTATTTGTTAGTGATGTTCATGGCTTACTCTCTTCAAACTTCTCCATAGCCGCGAGCAAAAGTTGTAGGATGTCTGGGCGAGGGTCCTGAATGTAACGGTGAATCCAGAACATAACGTCCTCCGCCGCGAGAATCGCTTCGTATAACCAGCGCTCATGGTTCATCGCTCCCTCCGTTTAAGCATTTCATCCGCCACAAGGTATGCAATATCTGCAAAGGCAACCTCTGGCTTTTGATTGGGTACTTGCCCCCACTTGCCTGCAAAGATGCCGGTGATTACAGCCGCGGCGAAGTAATCCCTGAGTCCCATACCTGCTGTGTTTGGCTCATGCAGATGTCCTACGTCATGTGGGAATGCGTATTTTGTTTTAGCCATGGTTTTTCTCTTTTAGCTTGGCTTCGGCGTACCTCGCTCCGTCCACAAAAGAAAGTAAAGAGCCTATGTCTACATTGGTTTGAAAGTGGGTAATGATTTCCTCATCCGTCAGTTCAACCCATTCCCGACGTGAATTCTCGACTGCCGCTTGGATTATCTTGATCTCTTCTTGCACGGTGTCGGCGAGGCAGATCGGCTTCAACTTTCCGTCAAGGTCTTTGTTACTCCGCAAAGCGATCAAAAACTTTTCAATATCAAGCATTGTTCTTCTCCTTTAGCTTGGCTTCAATGGCCCTAGCAAAACCACAGCGGTCAAACCATGCTGCATTACTTGCATCAATTTTTTGAGACAGATAACTTAAGTCCTGAATCTCATGATCCGTCAGCCCAACCCATTGTTTTGGTGGTGCAGCGTAAAGCGGCTCAACCCAATTACCTTCCGTTGGTTTACAAGCAAATTTGTTTGATAATTTTCCGTCAGGCGATGTAGAAAACCACGCCACAGGCTCTTGCTCAGGCTTTCGGTGTCCAATAGGCTCTCCGTTGTCAAACAGCACTTCACGCAGCACCCATCCGTGCCACGCGCTGGGGTCAGACTTCTGCTTAGGCTCGACGAGTGCTTGGCGCAGGGCTATCGCTGCTCGTAATTGAATGTCTGGGTTGTCTGAATCCAACGCCTCAAGCGCCATCTGCATAGCTTCTTTGCTCATGTGTTCTTATCCTTAAGTTTGGCTTCTGCCCAAGCCATGCCAGCATAAAATTCATTTGTATCAAACATTGGGTTATCACCATCGGGCATATCTTCTTTAGTAAGCCCAACCCATTCACGCTTTGGCGGTGAATGCACCATCGTTTCACCCTCCCACACGGCACCGCATACGCAGGTCAAATCAGTAGTTTTTGGTGGTGCGGTGTAAAGAGGTGATCGACCGTCGCCAGCAGATTTGTAAATCGTGCCGCAACCTACCGAATCAAAATGCTCACGCAACTCGTCGATCTTTACCCAGCCATCAGCCACGCTCCAATACTCAAACGGTTCTTGATTTGTCTCCAGTGCTTGTCGCAGTTCGTCAATTTCTTCCTGCATCCGAGCCTGAATCATGCGTTCGCTAATTATTCTCTCCTGATGATCGGGGTGTTCTTCACACCGTTCGTGCCAAGTCTTAATGTGTTTCACAGCTTCTCTGCTCATGTGTTCTTCTCCTTCAAGGCTTGTTCAATGGCTTTAGCAAACGCCAGCACACCAAAATTCTTGCCGCCGTCGTAAAGGTTTGTGTCTGCTAGCTCAAACACAACATCATCAGTCAGCCCAACCCATTGCTTTGGTGGTGCGGTGTAGAGGGGCGTGATATTGCTTGACCATCTCCAAGCCTCTGATTTAGCCCAGTGAAGTTGCTTACCGTTGCCTTTCGTTGGACTATCGCTTATCCACGCCACAGGCTCTTGCTCTGTCTCCAGTGCTTGGCGTAAAACGGCAATGGCTTCACCGTAGTAATTTTCATCGCCCGTTTCCGTCAACATCTCTGCGCTTGCATCCTCCAGCACCTCTATCGCTTCTTCAATATCTTCTCTATCCATGATTCTTCTCCCGCAGTTTGGCTTCGCACATTGCAAGCACATAGCCACGGTCGGTTGTTTCGCAAGCGTCAAAAATTTCTCGACGCTCATCATCAGTCAGCCCGACCCATTGCTTAGCTGGTTTGCTTGAAATACAAGTAACCGTATACGGTTTGCCGCATTGACACTGCCACGCCGTAGGCCCTGGCCCATACCACACACCGTCAATAAAACCTGCCCCACCATCTGCTGGTGTCTTTGCATTTTTGTTTTCACTCATCGCCTGGCTCCTATGTTGTAGTAAGCAGATACCTTCCTCACTATCTCTATGAAGTCACCAAAGTTGTGAGCATTCTTCAAGGTATCCATGTCAATCGAATCCCATAGCTCCTCTGCCTCATCAAGCTTCATGGGTTCTACGTCTTCCTTGAGTCGCTCTAACTTGGCGATCACTTCCTTGAGCGCGTCGATCTGCTTCTGAATAAGTTCTGATGCCAACATCTCAATATCCCGTGGGCATACCGGCGTGTACCCATCGGCCGGCATGGTAGAAAATAAACACAAGGGCCAAGATCAGGATCACTCGGAGGACGCCTGACCATCGGCCGTGCCAGGTCCATTCTGAGACGGGCTGGTTGAGGTAGACGTTTTGAATCCAGAGTTGATCAGGTGGAATTTCTGTTTGCCACTTAGGCGCCGGCCTGACGTATCGACTTCCAATACGCGGCCTT